AAAGAAGCTGCAACTTCGCAGTATTAAAGAGGAGGAAGAAAATGAAGAAATTTGAATTAACATCAGAAACCAAAATTAACATTTTCGGAAAGAAACTTTTCAGAATCAAAGCGCTCATTTCATTTGGAGATGTAAAAGCCGGAGAAACTGGTGGATGGGTAGAAAAAGAAGAAAATGTAAACCAGTCCGGCAATGCATGGGTGTACGGTGATGCAATGGTGTCCGGCAATGCAATGGTGTCCGGCAATGCATGGGTGTACGGTGATGCAATGGTGTACGGTGATGCATGGGTGTACGGTGATGCAATGGTGTCCGGCAATGCAATGGTGTCCGGCAATGCAATGGTGTCCGGCAATGCAAAGGTGTACGGTGATGCATGGGTGTTCGGCAATGCATGGGTGTCCGGCAATGCAAAGGTGTACGGTGATGCAATGGTGTCCGGTGATGCAAAGGTGTCCGGTGATGCAGATTACGCCACTATTCATGGATTTGGTACTCAATTCCGCACCACTACGTTTTTTAGATGCAAAGATAAAAAGGTCAGAGTTGCATGCGGATGCTTTTTCGGAACTATTCCAGAATTCCGAGAACAGGTAAAAGATACCAGAAAAGGGAAAATCGCAGAAGAATATCTGGTGATTTCCGATTTGATGGAAAAGCATTTTGAGGTGAAAAGTAATGAATGACATAGAAGAATACATTGAAAAAAACGCACAGGTTCATCAATTTGCCGCAGAAGTGGCAAGAATCATATCTGGTATCCCACAGATGCCAGAGTTCTCAAACGAGCGCCTGACAGTATCAGATGTGAGTAAAATGACAGGCATTCCTACACCATCTGTCAGAGCAGGAATCATCTATGGATGGCTGCCTATCGGTACGGCGTATCGTGGGAATAAAGTGATTCACGACAGAAAAGGTTCTGGCAGAATAGAATTTGTTATCTCTCCAAGAAAGCTCTGGGAAGAAACAGGATATGTCTGGAGAGGGAAAGAAGCATTAAAGTGATAGTGCCCCGGCGGTGAAGCCCCACCAACCGGAGCGTTGCACTTACTAATCTACGCTTAGTAGGTACAGGTTAATTATAACTTCGTATCTGCTAATTGTAAATACCAAAAAGGAGAAATTAGCACGATATGAGCAGAAATAGCACAAATAAATGTGAAAATGTTCCGACATGGGACGAACTTGAGTTCATTCTTGCGACAGAAATTGTCGAAGAAAGTAGAAAAAAAGCAAGAAAATGGTTCACGGCATGGATTGTGACCGTGGCCGCACTGGTAGCAAGCAATCTGGCGTGGATTATGGGAGAAATGAAATGAAAGAGTATGCGCTAATTGCTGTTTGCATGCTTGCCGGGAAATATGTGGACATACCTATTTGGCTGAACATCTTTTTTGGCATCTCGGCAGCATGGGCGGTTCGCCAGATGAAAGCAGACTGGCAGTAGGAAATAAGGAGGATAGAAAATGTTCGAGAAAGAGATTGATGAAATTTACGAACTCTGCAAAAGAGTCGTGAATGAAGTTCCGACAGCAAGCGTCAGCTTCACTTATTCGATTTATGACATGAGCGTATGTGGACTCAAAAGGGAGGAAGATATTAACCTTCCAGAAGACGTGTTTAAATGGGATTTATATCAGAGTGTATCTTTTAATCCATTTTACGAGAAAGAAAGTCGTGAAAAGCTCAATAAAATCAAAGCTTTCTTGTTGGAGCTTCTGATAGATGGGAAGTGTCCAAATGAGTAAGCAGATAGCAATTATGAAACTTCTTCCCAGTCTGGAGATAGCAGGATGCATTAATGAACTGCTCAGAGAGCTTCAGTCCAGAGGGGATCACATTTTGGATTATGAGAACTGTGATATGTCACTGGACCATATCGAATGCCATGAGACGGATACATTGTATTGTTTCTTTAAAAGAGAGGAGAAAAGATAATGAAATTGTACGAAATTGATAACGCAATTATGGATTGTGTAGACATGGAAACAGGAGAAATCATTGACGTTGAGAGGCTTTCTGCTCTTCAGATGGAAAGAGATCAGAAGATTGAGGGTATCGGTTGTTGGATTAAAAATCTTCTGTCAGATGCAAAAGCCTTAAAAGAAGAAAAAGATAACCTTGCAGCACGTCAAAAAGTTGCTGAGAGCAAAGCAGCTTCATTAAAAGAATTTCTTTCAAAATATCTGGACGGTGAGAAATTTAAGACTGCAAAGGTATCAATTTCTTACAGAAAAAGTGATTCTGTAGATATTTCAGCGAATGCAACTGTTCCTGAGGAGTTTCTTAAATATGCAGAGCCTACACCTGACAAAATCGGATTGAAAGCTGCATTGAAAGCCGGAAAAGAATTTCCGGGAATTTCACTAAAAACTTCTCAGAATATTCAGATTAAGTAGGAGAGCGCTATGAGTGATTTTGAAATCCGTATTCCGGCGAGAAAGAAACAACCGGCAACTGATAAGGATAACCCTGTCGTGAAAGTTTCAACAGGCGCATATAACGCACTGGTTGAAATTTATAACGAATCAACCTTATCAATGAAAGATATCGCAAGTTTGCTGATTATTGAAAGCAGTAAGCACGTGGTTTATGACAAGGAGGAATAGAAGTGAATATATATGAGAAGTTAGGCATTATTCAGTCAAAGCTGAAAGCCCCTAAAGGACAGTACAATTCCTTCGGGAAATACAAATACAGGAGCTGTGAGGATATTCTGGAGGCTGTAAAACCGCTTCTGGCAGAAACAAAAACCGTGTTAAACGTCACAGATCGGATGGAAGTTGTTGGAGACAGAATATATGTCAGAGCAGAAGCTCATCTAAACGACTGTGAAGATACCGGCGAGATTACAACCGTTGCTTATGCAAGGGAAGAAGAGTCTAAGAAAGGCATGGATTCTTCACAGGTGACAGGTGCAGCTTCATCTTATGCCAGAAAATACGCTTTGAATGGGCTGTTCTGTATTGATGATAACAAAGATAGTGATTCTACTAATACAGGAGAGAAAGAAAAAACGTCCGGCAGAAAAGCGGAATCGGTAAAAGAAACCGAGATGATTAGTTCCGAGACTACTATGTCAATCAAAAATATCATTGATAAGTACCCGGAAGCTAAGCTTTTGGAACAGATCAAGACTCGATTTAAAGTAATCGATATTAAGTCTCTTACCAAGGAAAAAGGTCAGAAATGTCTGAAGATGTTGATTGACTATGACAAACAACATACAGAAAAGGAGTAGCAGCATGAATAAAGTAATTCTTACAGGAAGATTTACGCGTGATCCAGAAATAAAGTACACCAATGATGGGACATCTATTGCAAGGTTTTCTATTGCGGTAAATAGAAGATTCGCGAAAGAGGGTTCCGATCAGAAAGCAGATTTTTTGAATTGCATCGCTTTCGGAAAGTCGGCAGAATTTAT